AGTATATTTTTTTTTTTTTTTTTCAAGGGGCGGGCCTGTTTATACTGAGGTGGATGCACAGAGTATAGAGGCTTATGCCCTGGCTTAAAACGGCGGAGATCGATAGGCGCATGGCTAGATGGGAATAGCATAAAGCGTGCCATCTAGGCTGTCAACAAAAAACTTTCCAATAATGCGCTCGCATAGAACGAGGCCGCATATGCCCGAGTAGAGTGAAATGTTTTATACCAGGGAAATTGCAAAAAGAGAATTGGCCAGGGCTACTCGGTATAGAGCATTTCTTGAGGCTGAAAAATGTTCCACGTGGAACATTTGCTATTGCGCTTTGCAATAATGAAACCGCAGCGGTCTCGGGCGACTTGTGCCGCAGGTTTGAGGGAATGTTTTATACCAACGTGGATATGCCCGAGTATGGCGTAATGTTTTATACCGAGGAGGAAGGAAAAAAACTGGAGAGATTGCATCTCTGCAATCTCCCCGTGTTTTTCCACTATCGGTTGTGCTTATCGTAGGCATCAATCATTCTTTGGTCTGCTTCCATCATTTGTATCTGCTGTTGCGGACTAATACCTATATGCTCCCAAGCTCGTGGAGCGGGAACGTGATTGTATGCGCGATTTTCGCAAATACAAAGTGCAAGTAGGCCTAAAACTAGTAATGTGAGTAGGATGTATTTCATGGTTGTATAGAATCAATGTGCGATCTAGACCGCATTCTGTAGGGGAGCAAAGCTCCCCTACAGGGTTGCGATTTAGCTTACGAACATCTTGGCAAGCTGAGCCTGCCGTGCGGCTTCGATAGCCTGCAAAAACTCGACGTTTTCCACTGTCAAGTTCGAGCCGGTGTAATTGGCGTTTTTCGCGAGGCTCGCCACTGCTGCTTTGCCCATCTTGGCGGCAGCCTTGACTAACTTTTTGGCCTCGGCGTATGCTGGCTCCCTTTCGGTGACCTCATAACGCTCTGCGGTGACGCTGCTCACTTTGACGTGAGCAACCTTCGCGATCTCCTTGGCGAGTTCGATCTCAAACGTGCGAGCTAGCTCATCACTGTAGGCGATCTGGTCGCGAGTCCAACCGTCTGGCATATCACTACGCTTGTCGTATCCCGCGAGGATCTTCTCGACCCTACTGGCGGGGGCGCGTTGCGCTATGTGGAGCACGCCCTCCGCAAGTATCTCTTCGACTTGCGCGGGGGTAAGCTCCAGCGTGACGCCGTAGCCAAACTGTCCAAAGTTGGACGCCTTGCTACGCACGAGACGCGTGCCGTTACTGTTCGTTGTTTCGACTGCCTTAGAGGCAGTCCCTGCTTCTGTCTTTCTTGTTGACATAAGGGAAGCGATTAAGCCTCGCTCATGTCAACCTAGGCTCGCGTGATACTCGACGCACAGGCGGCCCCTGTTCTATTCCCTCATTTGTCCCTATATACTATTCGCACGGGTCTACTGAAATTGCAATCAATCTTGAACGATTGTTGCCTAAGTGCGATTGCTTTCTACTACCATATACGCGCGAGGCTATCGGACTTGCACGGCGGTGAGCGGTGGTTGCAACGAAGCAACCCACAGGCGCACGGCGTCAGCCGTGACGCCTGAAGGGTACCCTTGCCCTTAGGCCCGCCTACGGGCGGGCGGGACACAGTTAGCTCCCCAACCAATTAACCATTTGCAATCTTCCTGGTATAAACTCATGCAAACATTGATAAGTTTTTATTTGACCTCAAGCTAGGCGCGGCTTAGCCTGTACGAAGGATGACGCAATCCCCTCAGTCCGGGGCTACGCCCCGACAAAACCCGCGCGGCTACATCCAACGAGGGCGCGAAACTTTTAGTCCGGAGGCGCGCCAAATGCTGTTCAGGTTCATGGTTGATTCTAATGAGGAAATCGCCCAAGACCAGAGCGCGAATCGCCCCGGTGCAGGCCCCCCTAGGGGGCCGACCTATTGTCCTCCGGTTGTTGAAGATTCAGAGTATCTCGCGGGCTATCACAAACTAGAATAGAGCGCTTCGCATTATGGACCCTGCCGAACCATTTTCAGGTTACATCGAGATTCCAAAAGACGCGAATCCATCACAGTCCGCAGGAGCCCCTAGCTCCGACCTATCGTCACAGTCCGCAGGGCCCCCTAGGCCCGACCTATTGTCCTCGCCGCCGGGCGACCGCTTTGAACGCCAGGCGGAACCAGATTTCGTTAGCGCGGCTGGGTCATCGTTCGAGGGCACACGCCCTCCAATGTGGGAACTAAAACACGAGCGACCGTGGCATAGAATGGCAGCGTTTGCATTTGGATTAGGTGCAACTGCAAGGGATGTAGCACGGAACTTGTGCAAAAGCGAGCCGGCTGTACAAAATCTTTTACGACAGCCGTGGTTTCAGGCTAAAGTTACGGCTATAATGGCTGAATACGGCGCAAAGGATATCGCGCAGTTGTTCAAAGCAGAACAATTTAATAGTTTGATGACACTCGTAGAGATCCGCGATGACCCCAAAGCGCCGAAGGCGTCTAGGGTCGTGTGCGCCAGGGATATCCTGGACCGCGCATTAGGTAAGCCCATACAGCGCGTTGAAAATTTAAACTCCGCGGAATCCGCAGATCCCGTGGGAGAAGTAGAACGTCTGCAACAAGAAGTAAACAGACTGAAAGATGAGGTAATGTAATGAGCGCTCAGGCGAAGCCTGTGCGCAGCGCGGCGAAGTCGCGGAGCGACGGAGCACAGACACAAGCTGTAACCTCGTTCGCTCGAGGCAGGCGCGCGTAGCGCGCGTGCAACTTTGTTCGCTAGCCAAGAAAGGAAAACAGTATGCCAACATTTAAGTGGCGCGTGCCAATGCTAAGTGCGGTGCAGTTCGACGGCAAAAACACCGCAGAAATCAAAGAGTTCGTGGGGGACGAGAGCGATGACAAGGACAAAATTATGGTCAGCGCGGACCCACCGGAGTATGAGGAGAAGAAAATAGAAGACGCGGAGCCGGTCGAAGTGCCGATTGAGCCGCCGCCAAAAGATCCCCATGCGCCGAAGACTAAAAAGGTCCAGCCGACAGAGCAGGTTGAGAAAAAGACTGAGTTGAAGGTTAAGAAGGGTGACTGGGTAACGAACGACGTCGCAACGAATAAGATTGAGGTTAATCCCGAGGGTTTTCCAGACGAGTTCGAGCAAATATCATAACCGCAGAACGCAGGGCGTAGCCCTGCTTTCGCTTTGAACGCCAAAAGGAAAGCTATGCCTAGTACGAGCAAAAAACAGCAAAAGTTCATGGGCGCCGAGTATGCACGGGCGAAGGAGGGCAAGAAGACGCAGACCGGCATGAGCAAAAGTCAGCTGCGCGATTTCGCCAAAGGACCGGTGAAAAAAGGAAAATAACGGGTGAAGCCCGGCGAACATTCTCTAAACAATAAACCAAACCAAATCCAAACATAGAAAGTTAGTTATGCCATACGTAAGTGTTACTAAGACCTTCAAGGTTCCAAGTGAAAAACCGCCGGGTAAACCACCGACAGGCGAGCCGCCCGTGGTTGCACCGCCGATTTATATTCCAGTTGTACCGAGTCATCCGATAGTGATTCCGCCGGCGCCGCCAGCTTCTGGCGGTGAGCATCCCGCACATCCGATCTATATCCCAATTGGTGGTGAGAAGCCTGAGGTCAGTCCGCCGATCTATTTCCCGGTATATCCGGCGCATCCAATTGTGATTCCACCGGGAGAGCCGCCAGCGCCAACGCATCCGATAGTGCTGCCGCCTGAGGAAGTCGTGCCGGTGCCGCCGACAGCGGAACATCCGATCTATTGGCCGGTAGTGCCGGGTCATCCGATCGTGCTGCCACCGGAAGGCGAGAAACCAAAGCCACCGTCAGGTGGCGTTCCGACGCACCCGATAGTGCTGCCGGAACCGGGCGTGCCAACACATCCGATCTATATACCGATCGAACCGCCGCCGGTTGATGGAGCGAAGCCTGAGCAGCCGATCTACATTCCCGTGTACCCTGCGCATCCGATTGAGTTGCCGCCGGAGAGTGGGGGTGGGGAAGATGGTCCGTATCCGAGTCATCCGATCAGTGGTTATCCTGGTCAAGAGGGAGGGTCGTTCCCCGGTGATCCGGGGTATGCACCACCTCCGGGCGCGAGCGTACCGACGCCGCAGCGTGGGAAGAAGTAAATTAAACCAACAGCTCGTTAGGGGGCCGCTAGGCCCCCAACGCGGGCGCAGCGAGCGTATGCCAAATTTCTACGTTGCAATAAATCGCAATAGCGTGACGGCGATTGACGCCGCGGACGCGATTAATAAGGCGGTGAGTATGCCGATGGGCGATGGGGATACCGCGTATGCGAAAGAGTTAGATCCGGCGGGGTCGCTGTATACGATACCGGGAATGAGGACTACGGGAATTGTAGGTACGGTTCCGGTGCCGGATTTGACTGTCATAGGCGGCGCGAAGACGGTGTTGCCTCCGCCGCCACCAATGCCAGAACAAGTGGTGCATGAGATTCCCCCGCCGTAATGGCCGAAGGCCAGACGGACTATTTTAACATTTGCCTGTGATTAAAGTTTGTTTAGATTTTGATGGCGTACTGACTAGCGATCCGGAGGCCGGACGCGAGTTCATACTCGAGTGTCTGGGGAGTGGATACAAGGTGATGGTGAATAGCTGGCGGTGCGAAAATGACTTCGGTGTTGGGGTGATCGAGGCGTGGTTGAGGGAGTGGCTCGGCCCAGACGATGCAGAACGCGTTAGCGTTCCGACGACGAAGCCTGGCGCAGACATTTACATCGATGATAAGGGCTTCAGGTTTGAGGGCGTGTACCCTAGCATGGAGGAGATTTATGAACTCGCTGAAGAAAGCCGTAGGCTTTCGCTTGGAACGTAAAAAGGAGGTTCGCAGGGAAAACCTGCGAGCGTAGCGAGCAGTGGCTGGTATTGCGATTTCCTTGTTATGGTTACTAATAGGGGCGATAATACTCGCCGGGGTGATTTGGTTGGTGCTGTATGGCGTGAAAAATTTCATTACGCCGATACCAGCGAAGTTGGAGCAGGGGATTTGGTTTATCTTTTTGCTGTTGTTGATTATTTACGCGATTACCGCTTTTGTTAGCGGCGGTATTCCACATCCATTTCGATAAAGTGCCGGATCCGTATTCGATACCGTTTAGGCAGGCCGATGGCAACGGCCATTATAAGAGCAAGGAACTGCCTGACGATAAGCAGGACTTCCTGACGCAGCTTGGGGTGCCGAGTGTGTTCGGCGATGTGTTGACGGGCGAGACTAGTACCGTTAATGGGCAGCTGACGGTGTGGTTTGGTACGGATGGCCATACGATTAAGGGTGTGCCGCTGAGTACGAGTGGGATTGTGGTGGCACAGAATGGCGTAGGTACGTTTGAGGCCCATCCCGCGGGTGCAATTGTGGGCACCGATGCCGTGCAGACGTTGACGAATAAGACGTTTGGCGCGGGTATTACGTTTGGGAGCGGGGTGACGTTCACGGGCGGCGTGACGGGATTAACGAAGGCGGATGTTGGCCTTAGTAATGTTGATAATACGAGCGATGCGCAGAAAAATGCGGCGGTTGCAACGCTGACGAATAAGACGATTTCGTTGCCGCTGATAAATAGCCCGACGTTTAGTGGGACGGTGACTGGGCTGACGAAGACGAGCGTTGGACTGGGGAATGTTGATAATACGAGCGATCTGAATAAGCCGATTTCGTCGCAGACGCAGAGCGCGCTGGATGGGAAGGAGGCGCTGGCTCGGTATAACGTGGCGAATGGGTATGCACCGCTGGGGCCGGATACGAAGGTGCCGTTGGCGAATTTGCCAGACGCGGCGTTGGGTGGGAGTAGGTACCAGGGTACGTGGAATGCACTGACAAATATCCCGCCGATACCGCCTGCGGCGCCGAGTAATAATGGATGGTATTATGTTGTTAATGCGGCAGGCAATACTAGCGTTGATGGCATAAATATTTGGGCGTTGGGTGATACGATCATTTCGAATGGGACGTACTGGCAGAAGATCCCGAATACAAATGCAGTTGTCAGTGTTAATGCGAAGACTGGCACGGTCGTACTGAACAAGACTGATATCGGCCTGGCAAACGTTGACAATACGAGTGACGCGACGAAGAATAGTGCGGCGGCGACGTTGACGAACAAGACGATCAATGGCGCGAGCAATACGCTGACGGTGAGGTTGGACGCGGATGTGGTGAATAACCTGCCGGTGAGTAGGTTGAATGGAGGGTCGGGGGCGAGCGCGGCGACGTTTTGGAGGGGTGATGGATTGTGGGTAAGTCCGATTGGCGCGGGTGATGTGCAAGGCCCATCGACGTCAGTCGATGGGGAGGTGACGGTATTTAGTGGGACGACAGGGAAAGTGCTGCGGGTGTTTGGTGGGGCGGCGGGGTTTGCAAAGGTGGGGCCGGGAACGGCGTTGGCGACGGTGCCGAGTATTGGGGCGCTGGATGTTAATGCGAGCTTGGTGCATGGACAGGTGCAGAAGGCGAAACCGGATACGCTGGATGAGCTTCTGGTGTGGGACTCGGTGAGTTCGAGTTTGAAGTCGATGTTGATGAGCAACCGGTTTTTGCCGGGGGAGGTCGTTCAGACCATGACGTTGGTGATTGGGAAAACTAGTACGACGTTAGTAATTCCCGCTGACAATACTATCCCGCAAATTGGCGAGGGGTTTGAACTGGGGCGGATTACGATTACGCCTAGGTTTCAGAATAGTCAAATGTTAATTACATTGGTGGGGATGTGTGATCACGCACTGGCAAGTCCTTCTGGTATATATTTTGCGGCGTTTAGGGGGGCTGGACCTGATGCTTTTTGTTCGGCGCAGGTAGCGGCTCCGTCATCTAATCAACCAACGAGTGTGAGTTTTGCCGGTGTTGATCTTCCGAATACTTTGTCAGCGGTTATATACACTGTACGTTTTGGGACTAATGTAGGCTCCACAGCTGTCGCTTTTAGTGCTAGGGGAGACGTTGATATGTTTGGGGGGACGATGAAAGGGCTGATGAAGGTGCAGGAGATTAAGGTGTGAATGGCGTGTTGGCGATATTGTTGCTGGCGCAGCTTAATGCGTACTGGCCAGCGAAGGAGGGGAGTTGGATTAGGTATGTGGCATTTAGGGTGCTGACGTATTGGGATAGTGGGAGTAGGCAGCTTTCGGTGTTGCAGAGGTATCCACATAGCGACAATCATTTTGTGCAGATTAGATGGGTAGATAGTCCAAGTTTGGCTAGGAGTTTTAATGAGAAGTTTGTGAATAAGACTGCAGCGGGAGATGTGAGTGAGTTGGGAGAGATGCAGTTTGAGGTAAATGGTTTGGGACAGTCGCTGCTTGGGGAGGTGGGACGAGCGGATGCTAAGTTTTTGGTGATACCGCCGGAGCCGAAGTTACCGGTTGATGCGGCTGTTTGGCATAGATTGCAGCAGTGGGTAATGACTACGTATCACCAGGTGGTGGATTCGAGGAGTGGGACGGCGACGACGTGGCCGATGTTGACTAAGTTTGCAACTGTTGGACATTATGATAGATGGGGCGTATTTCCAGATGTATGGTGTACTAGTTTGGAGGAGCTGACTGTTGATGGACGGAGTCTTGCGGTTTATAATTACGCGTTTGAGCGGGGTGTTGGGCTGGTGAATTTCTGGTATGTAAATGAGTGGCCGTTTGACGCGAATCATATGGCGTGGGGCTGGGAGTATTATGCGATTGCTTGGAGCCAGTGAGTGACGACGTTAAAGCTCCAGTGTTCAAAAGTGAATCCGCTAGTGATGATTGGCGGCTACATTTGTTTAATCAAGAGAGGATGATTGAACAGCAGAGAGATTTGCTGGAGCTGCAGAAGCGGGTGATTGACTCGATGGAGAAGGTGGCTAGTCCAGAACGTGTGCGAGGGGTGGAAGAGGGACAGCGGAAAATGGTTGAGGCGGTGAATGCGCTGAGTGAGGAAATGAAGACGGCGAACGGACAGTTGGAGCTGGCGGTGAGCAAGCTCGCGAGCGCGTTCTGGGGTTTGATGAAGATTCCGGTGGCCGTAGTGGTGGTAGCGGCAGCGAGTTGGGCGTTTTTGTATGCGGATAAGATTGCCGAAACGACTTGGCTGATTATGCTTGGTGTGGCGGTGTTTCCGTGGTTAGGCGATAGTATTTCAGCGATTGGAAAGATTGTGAGAGGATATCAACCAAATGGACAAAAACAATGAAACAGATTATTTTACTGCTACTATTTTGTACTAGTTCTTGGGGGGCCAATAAGTATATACGGGCTGGGGCTACGGGAAACGGGAGCGGCGCGGATTGGACGAATGCATATGCTTCGTTTGGTGCGGCGGGCATTAATGACAATGCGGGAACGGGACCACGTGGGAATACTTATTATGTTGCGGATGGCTCGTATGGCAGCTTGACGTTGAGAAATGCGAACTCGGGAACTGCGGTGATTACGATTAAGAAGGCCACGGTAGCAGATCACGGGACGGCGACGGGGTGGAGTGATGGGTATGGTAATGGACAGGCGACATTTGGGTATACGATCGTGTCCTTGGCTTCTACTAGCTATTACACGTTTGATGGGCAAGTGAGAAATGCAGATTGGCAGACGGGCGGCACCAACCAGTACGGTTTTGCCTTTACGAACAATATGAGGCTTGATAATGCTACTGAGGCTAGGGGACCGCATGATGTTGTGTTTAGGTATTGCGATATTAAGGGTGGTGGGAGGGATACTGGGCGTGGCGATGATGTGGTCTATTCACTTTATGGGGCGGATAATATTACGTTTCAGTTTTGCGCGTTGAGGGATTGTGATCGTTGCATTTTCTTGTTAAGGGCCAATCCCAAGAATTGGTTGATTGATTCCTGCTACATGGCCAGGAATACCAGCACGCCGGCGATTCATTCTGAGTTGATGTCGACTACGGATGGCGCGAATATGGTGTGGAAAAATAATGTTATTGAGGACATTGAGGGGACTGCGGTCTGGGCGTTTTTGAATAATGGAACGGCGACGGGGTGGCAGATCTATGGGAATGTGATTTACCATACGGCGGCTTATATCGCGAATGCCGGACGCCCGGCGCACAACTTCGGCATTTCCGGGGTGATCTATGTCGCCAACGATGCCAGTCAGCGCAATACCCTGAACGACCTGCAGTTTTACAACAATACGATTGCTTTCATTGTGGGGACATATTCTGGAATCCATGTCGAGGCCGGAACGAACAATCTTGTTAAGAATAATATTTGGTTTTCCTGTGTAAATACGGGTCATGCGGGAATGAGCGGGTCTTATAATTCCTATTATTCGACGCCTGGAGGGGATACCGGAAGCAATTCCATAAGTGCGACGGCGAATAATAATATGTTTGTGGATGCGGCAGCTAGAAATTTGAGGTTGTCCGGGACCAATCTTCCCGCTGCCGGAACGAATCTCGGCTCGCCGTGGAATGTGGATATTGATGGAGTGAGCAGGGGTGGTGGTGGAAGTTGGGATCGTGGGGCTTTTGAGTTTGGTGGGGCACCGGCTCCAACGCCAACGCCGACGCCTACACCAGGTCCAACGGCGACACCAACGGCTACACCGACGCCGGGTCCAACGGCAACACCAACTCCAGGTCCAACTCCGCCTCCCACTGCGCTTACAATTGGTGATATTCAGGGGTTACAGGAGGCATTGGATCAGAAGGCTGATAAGGGACATGTGCACTCGGTTCCTGAAACGCAGACTAGTCCTTGAATATGAGTGAGGTGTTATTAAAAATTGGTGGAGTGCCGGTGTATCAGGACGCTGATGGGAGCGTGCATTGGATTGGGGAAATGACGATCGATGCCGATGGGTGTTCGAGGGCGTATGGTCCGGAGGGGACCAAGCCGCTGGACTATTTGGCGAACGCGGGATATCCAGGGAATTGGTGGGGCGTGGTGACAGATAATAGCGGCGAACCATATGTACAGAGTGGGTCTGATGGACCGCATAAGGCACCGTGGCCGGGATATTATGTTAGCACGACGGCGTATTTGGTGAGTGGATATGATAAGTATGATGTGAGGAGGTATGTTGACAGTGAGAAGGTGCCGTTTGCGGTGGTACCCGGCAGTGTACGAACCGCGATCCCACCGAAGTTTATGGGGTGCAAGGTGATTGTGACGGATATGAAGACTGGAGTGGAATTGGATTGCGCGTGTTGTGATGTAGGACCGAGTAATCACCTTGGCGAAGCCAGTATGGCAGCGGCTAAGTTTTTTGGGTTGAATCCAGATCCGAAAAGTGGGGGGTCGAGTGATCGGACGAGATTTCACTATCGTATGTGGCCGGGAGTGCGGTCGATTGATTATCCATTGCAGTGATTGCGATTATTTTGATTTTTATGCTGAATAGGTTTGGCGGGATTGAGATTGATACGGATAAGGGCCGGGTGAGGTTTTTTCAGGGGAATAAGGTGGGTGAGGAGACAACGTATGAGTCGAGGTTGATGGTGACTAGAGAACATAGCTTTTTGACGCCGAGTGGAGTGGAATTTAGGGTACAGCAGTTGCCGATAAAGGTGGTGCATGACGTGGGGAGGCGGATTAATAGTGGAGATTATAGGCTGAAGATTATTGATGCTGACGATGCGGTTGTGAAAAGGTTACCGCACGTGGCAGGTTTTGCAAAGAGTGATGAGGAAATGACATTTTATGGAGAAAGGACTGAAAGATGATGTTGAAGAGGAGGGAGTGGTGACGGATGTTTTGCATCTGTACGAGGAAGTGAGTGACCTCAAACAGGAGATTTATGAATTGAAAGCGAGGGTGGAGAAGATGACGAGAGTATGGGAATGGGTTGGTATGGGAGGTTATTTTGTATTTTCGATTTGGCTGATGTGGACGCTGGGATGGTTGATTGCGTTTTGATATGGACGAAACGAGTGAAGTGAGCATTAGGGTGGCGGGGCTGAAGAATAAACGTGATTCACTCGCGCGGATTAAACTGCTTAAGCAGAGTCATGGGATTGATTTTTATAGACCGCATTGGAAGCAGGACAAGTTTCATTTGGCGAATGTTACGGGACGATATTGTAGGACGGGGAATAGAGGGGGGAAAACTAAGTGTGGTGCGGCGGAGGATGTGGCGTGGTTGATTGGAGGGAGGACGTGGTACAAGAATAGCTTTGACGTATTGGATGGGAACGGCGTGACTACACGCAGTCATGTTGGAACGGCCTCCCATCCATACGTCACTTTGGGAATTCCTAAGTATCCGGTGAAAGGATTGCTAATTGTTAACGATTGGGATAAGGGAACGGAGATATTTACTAATCGTGCGGGGAGCTATGAGAACTGGGGAGAATTGTTTAAGCTTATACCGCGGGAGGCGCTGGGCAAACCACACGTGAGTCGTGGGGGACATATTGATCAGATTCCAGTTAAGAGGATGAGTGAGTTTGGGGGAGGGGAGAGTGTGTTGTATATCGATACGGTGGAGAGTTATAAACATGCTAATATGAGTGCGGAGTCTAGTTATTGGGACTTTATACATATTGATGAACCGTGTCCGCGGAATATGTTTGTGGCACATAAGCGGGGGTTGGTGGACCGGAATGGAAAGTTCTGGATGAACTGTACGCCGATTAGCGAAATGTGGATCAACGATGAGTTTGTGCCGCCGAAGAAGACGGTGGTTGAGAGTGCGGAGGACGGAATTACATTTAATAAGTTAGAGGGAGGCGGCGCCTCCCGGTTTATGATTACGTGGAGCATGTTCGATAACCCATACAATAGCCGGGAGGCGATTGAGGAGTTTGAGGCAGGCTTGACGAGAGAGGAGCGGGAGTGCAGGTTGCATGGATTGCCGTTGAATCTTGCTGGGCTGGTGTATAAGGAGTTTATTTATGATTTGCACGTTCTTTGCGATGTGCCGAAAGGTTGGGAGGACTTTGGCAGCCCACCTAAGGGCTATACGATACGGGTGTGGTTCGACTACCACGTACGATTGCCCCAGGCGGTGCTGTTTGTTGCGACAGACCCGCAAGGGAGGGTGTTTGTGTATGATGAGCTGTATGACGAGAATTTGATTGAGCCGGTAGCACGGGGGATTAATGAGCGGTTAGAAGGTCGTTTTGTGGCGGACATGGAGATCGATCCATTTGCGGTGATTGAGCATCCAGTTACGGATGAAAGCATTCTGGATGAGTTGAGTAAGTATGGTTTGTTCTTTGAGCGGGCGACTAAAGATCGGGCGGTGGGTATTAATAAGGTAAGGGAGAGGTTGGCGGAGCGCGATGCGTTTGGAATGCCGACTATTTATTTTAGTCCGAGGGTTACGGAGGTGCTGTTTGAGTTCACACATTACGTATTTGATCCAAAGACTAATAAGCCCATTGATATGTTTGATCATCAGATGGAGAACTTGTATCGTGCGGTGTTAAATGGGTTGCAGTACATTGATCCAAATTGGGAGGCACCTACATATAAACCATTTACTATTAAGATGGACCAGAACCTTTTGAGCTTGAATCCTAGTTACGAGTAATGAATCCAAACGAACTTTTAGCTAAAATGTTTACTCCACAAGGTGGCGCACCGCAAATGCAGGGCCCACCACCAGTACAAGGACCACCGGTCCCGCAAGGGCCGCCACCGCCACCGACGAAAAGGAAGAAGGGAAAGTCTAAGCCGCCGAAAGGTAAGAAATGACCGAGGACACCATTAAGGAGCTGACGCGTGAGGATGGGGAGTTGAGTGACTTCCACGAAAACTTGCTGCGGCACGTGAAGGATCTGGTCAAGATGAGCAGATCCAAAATGTCAAAGTATTATGATGATTGGGACAATCAGCAATGCGTGTATAAGGGCGAGCGGATGCCGGACAAGGATGATGTCGAGCAGGACTTGAGGGATAAGCCGGTAAAAATGGTGGTGCCGAATACGTTTGCGCAGGTGATGACGTTCACGAGCTTTTTGTTCCTACTTTATACCCAAAATCGTACGTTTTATGAGCTGATTCCTACCGGTGATGAGGATTACGGCACCAAACTTAGGGATTTGGAGAAGGTGCTGGAGCGGGATACGAGGGCAAATGCGTGGAATGCGATGCTGTTTCAGCATCTGTTGGATACGAGTCGGTTCGGAACGGGTGTGCTGGAGTGTTGTTGGACTAGGAAAATGAGCCGGATATATGTGCCGCAGCAGCCAGTGGTGCAGACGCTGGGCGGGGTTGAGGTGACGGTGAGGCCGGGTAGCGATTGGCAAGAGTTTGTGAAGTATGAGGGCAATCTGGTGAGGCCAATTAGTCCGTATAGATGGTTTCCAGATACGAGGTTTCCAATAGTGGATTTTCAAAGGGGGGAGTTCTGCGCGGCGGAGGAGGAGTACAGCAAGGCGGCGCTGGAGGACTTGGAGGAGAGCGGGGAGGTTGCGGGGATAGAATTTGTGAGGCCGTTGCCGAAGCAGCTGGATAAACATCGGGGAGGGCCGACGAGGTTCAGTGGGGATTTGATACCGAGTGCTAGGGCGGACAAAAGTAGTGGATTTCCACAAGGGGCGAGTAAGGCTAGTGGGAGCGTGTTGGTTACGAAGGTGCAGGTTTGGATTGTGCCAGCGAAGTTCGAGTTGAGTAGTGGTAAGAAGCTAGGACCGGAAGAGTTCCCGGTTTTGTACCATATATGGTATGCTAACGATAATCGGGTGATACGAGTTGAGCCTGCGTATTGGTGGCATAATGAATTCGGATTTACGCTGGCACAATTCACACCTGACATGAACCAGACGGTGGCTATGGGGCTAGCGGATCTGATTTATCGGTTGCAAGACGTTATTACGTGGTTGATTAACGCGCGGGTGACGGACGTGAGGCGGAATTTGAGGGGTCGGAACATTGTAAATCCTGCGTTTATTGATACGAAGAGCCTGGACAGTGAGGGTGACATTTATATGCGCAAGGGAACTAATCCCACGATGATGGATAAGGCAATTCGTCCGTTGGATGTGAATGATGTTACGCGAGGGCACTTTGCGGATGCGGATACGCTGGGCAAGATAATGCAGTTGGTGACGGGTGTTAATGATAATGCAATGGGGCAATACAACTCCGGTCGGCGGAGCGCGTCAGAGGCACGAGTCGTGACTGCTGGCGCGTCCGGCCGTATGAAAATGCACGCGCAGATGATTTGGGAAACGAGTTTGGGACGATTGGGGAGGCTGATGGTGAGCAATCTGAGGCAGAGCCTTAGTCTGGAAAGCTTTCAGTCGGTGGTTGGTGAGGATCCGATGATACAGATGAGGTATCAGGCGTTTAAGGGGACGCCGGAGGAGGTCATTGGGGGAGGCGATTACTTTACGTTCGATTCGACGCTGCAGAGCGAGCGGAGTTTTATTGCACAGAGTTTGCAGGAGTTGCTTGTGGCGGTGATTAATAACCCGCAGGCTGCGCAAATGTTAGACATTGATCCGCGGAGTATGTTGAATGAGATTCAGTATCTGAGGGGAGCGGGGAGTGTGAGTAGGTTTAGTCTGCAAAAACAAGTGGCGAGCGGGGCGGCACCGCCGTTGCCGCAGGTTATGCCACAACCGGGCGCGCAGGGCGCTCCACAACCACAACCTCCACAGGCGGCGGCGTGACCGAGGAACTGTTGAGGTTGAAGGCGCACGAGAAGGCGTTGGTGGCGTTTTTGGATGGACCTGCGCACGCTGGGTTTGTCGCGGCGAGGAACGAGGAGCTGCGGTTGGTTAAGGAGACGATTTTGGCGTTAGATCCGGTGAAACGGGAAGAGGAAATTGAACATTATAAGTTGAGGGGCGAAATGCGGGTGTTGGAGGGATTGCTTGAGTGTTTTCCGGATGCATTGGAGGAATTGAGGGATAGAATAAGTGATTTGGAGGACGAAAGTCTTACGGGCAAGTAGGCGCACGACTTGCAAGATGAGACAAGCGGTGTGTGCTTGATCATTAATAGAGTGCGGCAACAATAGAAAATAGAATGAAAATATACAATAAGTTGATGTTCCTTGAGGGGGACATGGGTGGTGGAGACGGGGGTGGAGGAGACGGCGGTGGTGACGTTAGTCATGGAGCTGCGGTTTTTGAAGGGGATCCAGCGGGTCCGGGGCCAAGTGAACCGCAAACTCCGACGGCGCCGCGTGAACCGAGTAGTCCAACGGTGGATGCGCGGGCGCTGGCACAGGAGTTTGGGAGTGTTATTGGGCAGCACTTTCAGCCTCAGGCGCCGCCACAGAGGCAAATTACGCCTGAGGAAGCTAGGAAGCTTCTCAACGTCTGGGAACCGTCGAATGAGTGGCTGGCGAAGTATGATAATCTCGAGACGCGGACGAATGCGCTGGCGGAGTTGAGGGATGGGTTGATAAGGCAGGCGGATACGATCGCGCAGTATCGGATGCGCGAGATGATGGACGGGATGCAGCAGACGTATGCGCCGGTGATGCAGTATATGCAACAACAGGAAGCGAGGGCTGGGGAGTGGCGGTTTAAACAGGCGTTTCCGGATTTGGGGCATGAGAATTTTAGGCCACTGCTGTTTGCGGTGAGCCAAAATATACTTGCACAGGGAGTGCCGTTTAGGAGTGAGCAAGAGCTTTTCACTGCGATCGCGAACGGGGTCGAAGCGGTGATTAAGGTGAATAACCCCGATTTTAAACTGGGCAATGGAAGCGGAAATCCTGCGCCCGCACAACGTAAACAAGGTCGCCCCGCGCCGGGTGCCATTCCGGTAACCAGTCCAGGAAGTGGCGGCGGAGGCGGGGTACGAGGAGGTCAGGGACCGCCAAGGCCAAGGGGTCTGGCGATCTTTGATTGATCCCGACCGCAATTAAATAGGTGGAGGTAGAGAGATGCCGTTAGGCTTAGTTAGTTCAGAACAGATTGACGACTATTGGAGTCAAAATACGAGGAGAAGGATTTTCTACTCGTATCCCAATGGTACAGCACCGCTCACTGGGCTGTTGTCGATGATGGAGAGTGAGGATACACCGCAGCCGGTGTTTGGTTGGAATGAGGAGAGGTGGCAGGAAACGAGTACGATTACTGCTGCGAATCCCACGGGAGGCACGAACAAAGATGGTGCGTTCACGGCGACAGGAGGCACAACTCCTGCTGGCGATACGAACGGTAAGTTTTTGCTGGCACAGTGGGGAACGATGAGGGTGTATGTCGCGAATGCGGCTAACTTCCAGATTGATGATGTTATTAAGATATTTGGAGTTGGGACGAGCGCGACAGGGCCGGCAGCTACGGGTACGGCGGATCTGACTGGCAGGGTTACTGCTGTTGGAACGGGGTACTTGGAGTTGATGGCGGTAAGTTCCTGGAGCAATGTGCTCAATACAGCGGCTGCAAGTAATGGTAAAAGTGCGGTGTTGATTGGCACGGCGTATGCAGAGGCTGCGAGGTCAAGGAGTGGTGGGATTGTGTTTCCATACGAAATCAAGAACAATACTCAGATCTTTAAGACGCCCTACGAACTCAGTAGGACGGCGCTGAAGGAGCCGCTGAAGTATGACAAGACTGGCGCGTATAAGGATATGAGCAAGTCTAATGGCATTAAGCATCTGGCTAGCATTGAACGCGCTGCGTTCTTTGGCGAGAATGCGTATACTACGGAGGTTGATCCGGATACGGGTCAGACGGTGCCGCGGAGGTATACGGGAGGACTGAGGTGGTTCTTGGATCAGTGGGAGTTGGGAACCGCGTATGGTCAGCCTAATGTGAGTGCGGTGGTTGATTGGAGGACGGCGAGCAATAAGCGGGTGATTAAGTGCGGAGGCACGACGATTACAAAGGCGGATTTTAATCTGCTAATGGCGCGGCTGTTCGAAAGGACAAACAATACGAGCTGGGATAAGCTTGGGTTGTGTGGTCCGGAGTACCTGGCCAAGATCGCGGATATGTTTGAAAGGCAAATCCAGTTCACATCGTTACGCGATGATGGCTTCGAAGGGTTTAACTTCAAGCTGGTGCGGCACATGAGCAACTCGGGCGAAGTGTTTTATAAACAACATCCGCTGTTTACGAGTGCTGAGATGCGGAACTCGTGCTTCTATGTGGATCTGGGGTATGTGGGGTATAGGCCGCTGAGTGATAGTGATACGGATATACAGCCGATGATTCAACTGCCCGACGCGGATAAGAGGAAGGACCAGTGGCTCACTGAGTGTGGTTTCGAGTGGAGATTCCCCGAAGCGAATATGTACGTGGAGAACCTGGGTGGAGTTACGCTGACGTAATGTTATGGCTGCGTTAGCTCCAACTGCGGTAAGCCCTTATCCGACGGACATTCAGATTAGTGAGTGGCCGAGCGGTGGTAAGGGGAATAGAGCGAGATATACGAAGAGCTGCAAGGTGGTGCTCACGGGGCAGGGAACGGTGGCGAACGCTATCCCGGCGAGCGCGTTTGGCTTGAAAAAGCTGATGTGGTGTTCGATGTTGTTCGATAAGGCGGCGGGAGCGGCAGTTCCTGCAGTTGTCGATCCAGTGGCGAACACGATTCTGCTGTGTGGTGGGGCGGCAGGGGTACCAGCGGACGTGACGAGTGCTGAGGCGTATATTAGGGTGGAAGGGTCACCTTAACAACAAACGATAAAGGAAAGGAGAATGAAGTATGGCTAGCTATAGTACAAGTAGAGGAGATTGGGTACCGGATGTGCCCAAGAAATCACAGGAGAAGGCAGAACAATTGATGTCGACTACGGCGTCAGATGCAAAGGATACCATGACTGGTACGAATGCGCTGAAGCAGTGGATTGGCGGAAGTGGCAAGCCTGATACACCGTACGGTGTCAAGGGCCGCGAGTTCTGATTGGCTTGCTGTGGTGGCAACTGCGTCCCGTGGACTTCTGGTGAGTTCGCGGGACGCTAGCCCGGTTGTGTTATGACGTTACTTGAGCTGCGGTCTACAATGGCCGCCTATTTGCAAAAGACCGTTCCTGATCTGACGGTGAACGGCGTTGATCTGACGATTTTAGCGCTGAATAACGTGCGGCGAAAAGCCGAAATGTTGCACGATTTTGAGTTTAGCAGACGTCATGTGACCGTGACCGTGGACGGATTGGATGGAGGGACGTTGGACGATGTGATTCAGGAGGGTAGCCCGACGTGTGAGGTGAAGACGGTGATAGAATGCGGCGTGTATGATGATGGCTGGAATATACATCCGCTGGAGTGGACGACAGTGGCGGAGAGCTTGGAGAGACAGAGGCAAGTTAAGCCTGGGTATCCGCCGAGATATCCGACAGATGGTAGTGCGACGGTTGTGGATGGCGGGATGGGGTTGCAGAGGATTGCGTTTTGTGGGAATGATGTGTGGTGCATTCCGAGGATGCAGCCGGGACTTTTTGACGTAGAGATTGAGGCGTATACGTTCCAGCAGGATTGGAGCGCGACGAGCGATAGTGTGGTGGTGAGCGGGGTGCTGGGAGGGGCGGCAATGAACGGCAGTTATTGGCCGTATGGTATTTTTAATCAGCGGGCGTTGTATTTGAATTTCTTGAGTGGCGCGCCGGTTGCGATGGACGCGATTTGGTATGTGCCGGGCGAGTGGAAAATTACGCCTATTGCGGATGTGGGGAAGGCGACGGGGGCGTTGGCTAATTATCAGGTAATGGTTGCGACGACTATGATGCCCAGCGGGACGTATGTAGGGCACGGGACGTTTAGTGGGCAGGGCATTGTGACGGCAGCACCCGGCAGCGATACGAGCGATGTGTGGTTGAGTAAAGGAAGCCAATATTTGCTGTGGGCGGGGATTGTGGAGGTGAACCATTTGTGTAAGGAATTCGTCTTCCGGCAGGAGGGTAATTTGCCACCGCCACAGGATATGGCAGATAGTGCATTAGAAACATTTCGTCAATGGGACAGTTTTAGATACGAACAAGATAGACGCCACGTATACTAATGGCAACCCAACCTCCATACCTGAAAAATAAGGGACCGCTGCTGGTCGATAAGGTGCGGGGGTGGTTTGACCAGTTACCGGCGTGGTTCAAGGGTCAGGTGACGATTAGGGCTGAGAAACAGAAGGTTGACGCGAAGATTGATGACTTGGACCCGGTGGCGTTAGATAGTGAACTTAAACAGGACGTTACGGATGAAAAGCTACGTACAAATAGGTATCTGGGTGATGGAGACGCTGGCAGCGGTAATGATATGTCTGTACTTCCTGCTAGTAATGTCAGCGAGATTGTACTGCAGGGTACTGGCCAGGTCGCGAATGTAACCGAGACGGTTAGTGCGGATGAGATTGGGTTGGTTGCGGGACCGCCGTTACAGGATGGCGCGAGTGTGCAGGTTGGCGATGTATGGGTGACGAAGAAGGTTGAGGCGCCAACGTTTGATGATGCGCGGTATCAGGTGCAGATACCAGATTTGCTGCCGGAACAGTTCAGGAGTCAGGTGCCGACGCGGACGGTGAAGCATACGGTGGATGGCGTTGCGGCGATGCCGACGCTGGCTAGTGGGGAGTTGAGTAGAGCGGAGGAGCAGGCTAAGGTTGGGGTGAAGGGTGTAACGGTGCAAAGTAGGGATTTGACGACGCCGGCGGTGTTGTTGGGACAGAAGATTGATCCGCAATGGAACGGGGCGTTTCTGGATTTGGAACAGAAGATTGTTCCGGCGAATACTAATATTAGTCAGGTATTTGGAACGACGGATGTTAACCTGAAGCCGATTGATGGAACGAATGCATTGCAGGAGAAGTGGAAACTTCATGCGGGTCTGACGGTGTTTCCAGGCGCGTCTCCATTATTTGAGTTCAATACGGATCTACAGACGCCCATTTACACGACTCAAACTATTGTTCCACTTGGTGATATTTATACAGTGGGCACGTATGACTTGGAGTTTGAGGAGCGGTATATTGATGCGGTGCATAAGTTGCGGCGAGTTAGTACACTGAATGCTTTCCCTGCATCGTTCGATGTTTATGTTACGAGGGAGTTTACGTTTCCGGGATTGCTGACGTATTTGAGCTTTGCGTTGGTGGCGTTGGCTGCGGCGAATAGGAAGGATGTGCAGTATGCAGTGGGCGTACGAGCACCATTTACTGTACCTACGGTGATGATTGATAGGACGGAGTTCTTTTTGAATCCTCCGGCATATAATTCAGTGCCGTTGTTTACGTGGGCGCCGACGGATATTGTATTTAAAGGTTTGTCGTATACGATTAATATTCCTAATGTGTTGACGAATGCGTTGACGGGGATGGGGGTGCAATTTACTGGGGATGCGTATTTTGGGGGCACGACGGATAAATTTAATGTTTCAGCGACGAATCCGTCGGCAACAGATTACATCAATACGATTGGAGGGTGGCAGCCGGTGTCGATGAACATTGATCGGTATAAGAGACTTTGGGTAAGGAAAACATCATTTGTGATCATAAGATGATTGGTGAAAAACGGAAAGTAGATAACGCGGCGATTACAGAGGGTGCGAAGGATAAGTTGCCTACGCCGACAGATTTCAGCAGGTTAGCGCGGATGGATAAGGAGCGTAATACTGTTACAGTAAACTTAGATCTTGGCGGATCGTCTACGCCGTTGCCGCCGGGGAAATAGAAAGGACATTATGCCAGACTTCGATATTACAGGAGTGAACCAATTCGGTGGAGCAAGGTTACCGGAGCCGGTGCCGGTACAGCAGCAACCACAGGTGCAAATGATACCGCAGCAGGGAATTGTGCCACAGCCGGAGGAGCAGGTGGGAATTGATCCGGCAGTGGCGGCAAAGCTGTTTGCGCCGGTAGAGGAGGTTCCGTATGGCTACTGATTTAACACAGAAGGCGCCTGGTGTAACGTCGCCGACAACGTCGGCGGCTACACAAAAAGCCGCGCCGTATAAGTATACGGGGCAAGGGTGGAATGATCCGCTGGCTCAGCAAATGTACCAGAAGTATGCTTTTGGTGGAAAGTTGAGTCCGGATGCTATAAGTCGATTGTCGGGACCGTCTACGCAAGCGTATGTAGGAAGTGGCGGTTACCACAACCCAATGGACCCAAAGGAGTGGGGTGGAAGTGTGAGGGGCGCGGATGTGGATAAGATGAAGGCTGAGTATTTGGCGGCGGGCGGTCAGGGGACGTATGACCAGCTGGCAGCGACTAATCCGGGCGCGGTGGGGTGGCCAACGGATGCAAGTGGGAATCCGTTGCCGAAAATGGATATGGCGACGGGGAAACCTTTGCAGCCCAATGCGCAGACAGGAATGTGGGGGCCGAGTACAGGAGGGGGTGGAAGTTCGTTTGCGTTGGGCGAGGACGTGTTGAGCAAAATGTGGAGGTGAGGTTATGGCACAGCAATTGTTTTCAGATATTCCGGCGAGTGCGAAGAGCATACCGGGAATGGTGACGCCAGATATCTCGGCGGATAGACAGCCGAATGTTGATTGGGCGGCGGCATATGCGTTGCAGCGGAAGATGAAGGAGGACAGCGCAAATGCTTGGGCACGAGCGGCTGCGATAAATAACGCTAGGGCGGCACAAAGTCAGCCGCAAGGACACGATTTGCCGGGAACGGCGAGTCAGACGTCGGGGATGGGGTATCAAAATACTTATACTGCAGGTAAGGGTCCGATTTTGTGGGCTCCACGGAGCATGAATCAACAGCAGTTGGGAACGTGGTCTGACCAGCAGCAGAAGAAGGCTATGGCGGAGAATAGACGACCGCCGATTATTTTAAAGGCGTACGCCGATGATCCTATAATGCCCGGCGAGCAGGGTGGCGGAATGTCGCAAGCCGAGATTGGCAAAAGTATATTCGGGCCGGGATTGACGAGTCCACTGGGTGGATCTAATCCGTATGCGTTGGCGAAAGGCTTAACGAGTGGGAGTGTAGGAAGGACTAGGAAAGGTAAGGCCCCTAACATATTTCCTGAAGAATCGTTAGATGAGAGGACGCGAGCGTCGTCTGGACCACAATACCAGTACGATACGTTATATAGAGGATAATTGTTATGGCTGCTAGAAGGTTTAGTGGAATTCAGTTTGCAGGACCGCCTAATGTGGGTGGTATGGATATTGGCTCGATGCTTAAGCTGGCGGGGTATGGTGACAAGGATGGCGGTTACGTTGACCCTAGCGATCAGATAAAGTGGATGTTGGAGCAGGCCAAAGAGGGGCGACAAGCGAGACAGTTTGAAACGACTGAAGGTCGTGAAGGGGCGAAGACCACTGCTGACATCACAAAGATTCAGGCTGACATTAACGCAGCACTAGCTAAGAACGAAATTGACAGAGCAGATTATCTACGTAAGGTTGAGGAAGGGAAACAGACTGGTACAGATGCTCGGATAAATGCGTTGACGGAGTTGGTAGGTAAATATCCAACACCAGTTGCTGGCCAGCCAGACCCGGCTGCTTCATATCGTAGATCACTTGAATTGCTGATACCAGAACTCGCACAGGCCAAGGGTGAGGAGGCGAAGGCCGCACGTGGAAAGCGCGCTGGTGAGATAACCAAGGAAATGATCCCTATATACCAAAAGGGTAATAAGGGAGTGTTGGCGGCGCAGATGGCTAGGTTGGAGCCGGAATTCCAGCAGGACTCGGAGCTGTTGAAAGCACTTCCTTGGAGTAGGTATAGCGAAATATGGCCGGTTACGGATGCGACGGCGGCGACGGCGAAGGGTGGGGGAGCGCAAGCACCAGCACCAACGGCGGAGGGCGAAAACGCGCCGTGGAATTACCTTACGGGAACGCAGCGGATTCCGCAGACGGTGACGGCGACTGCGCCGGCGCCTAAGTCGGAGTTTGAATATGCACCTGGTGGGCCTAGCGCAATGCCTGGACAAATTAATATGGATGTTGTACGGCAGGTTTTGCAGCAACAACAGCCACTGGCAAAGCCAGGTAGCGTACCAACAAATTATCAGTATGGTACAGGAGTTGAAGCACCAAGTTTGCCTTCTGGTTTGAGTTTTCAAGATTTAATGCAGGCTGCGGGACCGCTACTGGGATCGCGGATACCAGTTGATGTAAGGGATATTTACCGTTATATGAAGAATCCTCAGGCGGTGCAAGATCCTGAAACCTATAGTCCGTATCAACCTTAGAAAGGAATAATGTTATGGCAATGATGCAAGAACCACCTCCAGATTGGGGGCAGTTGTTAATACAAATACTTAGACAAAATCAACAGAGGCGACAACAACAGCCGCAAGAGGAACAACAACCACAAGGGCAAGGTCAGCAGCCTTGGCCGCAGTTTCAGCAGCGACAACAGTTGCCGGTTGAGGAGTTACAGAAGCTTTTGCAGGGCCAACTGGATTTGGGGAATAGAAGTCTTGATATGTATTCTCCGATGCAGCAGGCGAAAGCGGCTAGGTATTTGCAAGATCCGGTTGGTGCGGCAATATCGAATCGTGACGCGGAAATGGCTGGTCATAGTGGACTTGACTGGTTTAAGCAGACTAATAAGATTCCTGAGCTGACGCCTGAGGCCGCGTTGGGTATGCAGGGGAATAGCGCGGCTAATCAGTGGGCGCAACTGGGAGCGTTTAAGGGCGTTAGTCCCGACGACGTGAAGAGGATGACTATTAACCGTAGATTTCCTGCGTAATGCCTGGGTTGCCGTATGGTGATGTACAGGAGCTGTACCAGATCCTGAAGGATAATGGTCAGGTCACAAACTCGCTGTCCGATTGGAGTCAGGAGCAAAATGCGAGGACGGATTCCGATTTGTTCTCGGAGGGCGTTAATGATAACCTGATAAAGCGAACGAGTTATGGCATTGACCAGCTGTTGGAGAAGTCGGGGCTGCCGGAGTTGACGGGGCGAGCGGGCGAGTATGTTGGAGGGCTGATTGGCAACCCAGAATATGGGCGGGCGGTTGGTCATGGATTCCCGCGGATGGTGGTGGATGTGGCGCCTAGTATCGCTGGAGCGGCGCTGGCACCATTGACGGGAGGCTTGAGTGCGTATGCGGGAACTGCGGCGACGGCGGGGTTGATGGGTGCGGGAACGTATCAAAGGACGGGTAGTATTCCAGCAGGTTTTCTTGCTGGAGGATTGGGACTTGTGCTGCCCAAGGTTGGACAACTTGGTACGGAGCTGGGGTGGAGAGCGGCCGGTGTGCCGTTGATTAAAGGCGCGGCGTACGAGGCGACGGAGGCGCCACTTGCGGCGTTGGCGGCAAGTCAGGGGATTAAACCCGCGGTTGAGATTGCCGAGCGGGTTCCAACGAATCTTTGGCAGGGTGCGGCGGGGCTGACTGGTGCTAATGTTGCGATGTACGGCGCGCAGCAGGTGGGTGCGGCGGGCGAGGCCGCGATAACGGGACAGCCGTACCATATTTCCCCCACGAGTGCGCTGCTCGATATAGCTAGCACGGGTCCGTTCATGGCGCTGCACTTAACCAAGGGCGGTCGAGCAGCGCTCGGGGGGAGAACCAGCAGAGAGCGTGCGGCGGCACTTACGGATTCGATAGATATTGCGAAGGCGGCGCAGGAGGCGGTTGGACGCACAGAGGAGACACAGAATAAAGCACCTGATGACGTTTATCCTGAAACTGATGACTTGGCGACAGCAGAGAATGTTACGACCAACGCTACGATTAACGACACGAGGGCGACTCAGGCTGGGTTGAAAGAGGAGGGGACGACGCTGGGCGATGAGCAACGTGCGAGGGTTGCGGAGAAAGATCAGGAGCTAGGGCAAACGCAAGGTGTGCAGCCGGGAAATGTGTTTGGGGCGCAGATGGACGAAAACACGACTAGGCGCAATGTGACTGGGAAATTGCTCGATGAGGCGTCAGGGCATAGATTTTTGCAGGTTGATGATAATCCGGCGAACGGTGACTTGGCTGGGAAGGTCATTGGGTGGAATAGTGCAATGGATCCAAAGGATTTACCGGAGGGGCAGTTCGCGGTGCCGGAGGGCTATCATGCGGAGTACGGCGTGAGGGATAACGGGACGCTGGACGTTGATCGGGCGCTGGACAATGTCAACAAGGCGGTTGATGTCGCGAAGACCGATGGAGATTTGAGTGGTGCGGTATATGCGATTAATGGCGTAAAGGCGAAGTATAACCAACCGCTGGTTGACGACGTTGAGATTAGTAACCGCATTGAAACGGGTGAAGCCGGCGATCCACGGGCGGCGATTCGCGCGATAGTTAACGAGACTAGGAATCTGGTTAGGGCGGATAATGAGGCGACGGCCGCGAAAGCCGCGACGCCTCCGGCCGAGCCACCTGTTACTGGGGCCACGACTGCTTCTGTGCCGGTGATGATTACCAAGCGGATGGAGGCTGACTTGCTGGCGAAGGGATTTAGTCAGGACCAGATCAATAAGATGACTCCAGCGGAGGCGCATGGTAACTTGGCGCCTGCGCCTACGGAGACTGCGGCGCCTCCTGAAGGTGTTGTCAAGCCTGCGGGGATAACACCGCCTACTGAGCCGACGGGGACTGTAACTGGCGATATCATGACGAAGCTGCAAGGCTCGTTTAAAGACCCGGCAGCGGCGAAGATTTTCGCGTTACAGAAGGAGCATCGGAATAGACCAAAGTTTTTCCGTGATAGGTTGTTGAATTTGATTGAGACTGATCCGGCGGTGGCGGCTAAACTGGGGCAGTTCGGGGATGTGGAGGCACTGAAGGCGGAGTTACGGACGAAGGTGATTCCGGGGTTGGGAGATACTTTCCGTGAAATTGATCAGTTGCCGCGAGGAGACTCGGCGGAGGGCCGACCGATAACGCAAATACTCAAAGAGCAGTTGATAAAGATCGCACACGGCACGCCGCATGTAGAGGATGCGGTAAAGTTGATGGATTATGTTACGATGGGCCGGAGTGCGATGCTGAAGAAATATGGCATTACGAAACGTGACCTGTCCGAGTGGATTAGGGAGCCGCACGTGGCGGATTGGGCGGGACAGTTGAGAGATGTGCTGGGGCAGAAACAGCAGTCTGCGGTAGATTATGCATCGAAGCCGTTTGTACCAATTAATACGACTGAGAAAGCACTTGTTAGTTCGGTGGGTAATAATGGGCGAAGTGCGTTGAGGTATTTGCAGACGCAGTCGTCGGAGAAGTATGCAAATTTGGCGAGGCATTTTGAGAAGTATCTACCGCTGCTCGATAAGGTTAGGGTAAGGTATTCAGATAGTCAAGAACCTGCAGAGGCGAACCTTTATGGAGCGGGTGATGTTGAAATTGTGATGCCTGGGCATACAATGGAATCAAAGACGGGGTTTGATAATTCATTGATGCATGAGATGCTACACGCATTGACGTTACGGCAGATACATCAGCCTTGGAACTCGGAATTTAATGATGCGTTGACGAGATTGCGTGAGCATGTGGCTAAGCAGATGCCAGAGGACATTAGAGGGGTTGCGCAGCGAGCAATTGAGACAAAGTGGCTTGAGAGACGTGCGAGGGGTGAGACTAATTGGAGCGAGCTGTATCCAAGTGGGGAGGCGCAGTCGGTAAAGGATAAGGTTTATGCGTTGTTGGATAACCATGAGTTTATTACGCAGGCGTTCACTAGCGGATTCATAAATGACTTGACGAAGATTAGGGGTATTGGAGGCGGAACTGCACGTGATAGCTTTATAAAGTGGACTGGGAAGTTACTCAATAAGGACTTGAGTAGTTCTGCGCTAAGTGAGTTGTGGAATGTTACGGGTAAGACGGTGAAGTTGAATAACTATGTAGCGACGGTACAGAGTTATACGCAAAGGTATTTCGAGAATCAGGGGATGACGCCTGACCAGGCGAATGCGCTATCGGGACATGTGGCGAAGATCGCGAGGATGGGGGGAAGCAGGCAGTTTGACGCGAATTATGTGGTTAATGAGGTGATGAAGGCGCCGAGTTTTTCGGCGGAGACTAAAAATGCGGCTAACGAGTTACAGGACTTTTTAGCTAAGGCTGTTGGTGGCGATGACAGTGCATTTGCGAAGTTTTTGGCGGTGAGTGAGGCCGCGTCTCGAGAGACTGGAATTGGGACTCTTGGTAGTGACAGTTTGCATAAGTATGTGAAGGATGTTTTGACTGGTGACCGGGCGGTTGGCGATGAGTTGAAAATACTTGATCCCGCTGTGACGAATTATGTTTATTCGGCTGCGAGGGACGTGAGGAATGTGCTAGGTGCGGTGAATGGGATGCTAGACCCTAAGGTTGCGCCGTATGTTGAGGGTGCGGAGAAGTTTAATAGAGATCATATTGGAACGTTGCTGGGGCGCGCGGGTAGTATAATGGAGCATGAAGCGGCGTTTGTGGAGGCTGAGAAGACGTGGAAGGCGATGTCTGCGGTGTCGCCGGAGGGCATGGTTGCGCGGTATGCGGCAGATGTGCCGGCGAATGATGCGAGGGTTGAGATTGCACAAGCGGCGACGGAGCGGGATCCCACTAAACAACGATTGAATATTTTTGAGCGGTTTCTTGGCAATGGGGCGTTTTTGGCGCGGATTGGAGGACGTGCGACGAAAGAGCTGGTTACTAAGATCAATCAGCTGGGTCCGAATAAAAAGGAGATGTTGTTGGCAGCGGAGCAGGCGATGGGACTGAATCTTGGCGATAAGTCCAAATTTGGGCCGGCGAGGTTTACGGCGGAGCAGCTGAAACATTACGAGGATCCAACGATACGCAAGCCTGCGAGCAAGTGGATGTTTGAGAATATTAGGGTTGCGGGAGAGACTGATGGCGCAGCGGTGAAGTTGGATCGGAGTTCGTCGGAGGTGCAAGCGCTGTTGAGGACGGTGCCACCAAGTAAGTGGGACGCGATTGAGGGATTGGTTGATAAGGGAATTGCGATGAACAAGGTGCAGGCCGCGTCTATACTTGCAAAGCAGACTAATATTGCGGCGCTGAATGGTGCGGCTTTGCTTTCGAGGTTTACGGGCAAGAATGCCGAATTCAATTTTCAGACGATGACCGAGCTTTTGCGGTTGGCGGGAGCCGATCCAGCAGACCCGGCGGTTGCCGCAAGGTTACAGGAGATGCAGGCGCGACTAGGTCCTGAAGCGTATAAAAAGATGGCGGATTACGCGGTGCGGTCGAATCAAATGTTGCAGATGCAAGCTGAGTTCAATGAGGCCAATCCCGCATGGGTTACGACTACTAGATATGGCACGTGGGATTTGCACTACGCGAAAGGCGGGCAGGTATTGTTTGATCGCGTAAATAGTGAGAAGGAAGGGCGTGTGTTGGCGGCGGAACGGGGCGGACGTGTAGTGTCGCTGGCTAGAAACAATCAAAACGAGGATATCCCGACGACCTTTAAAGTGCAGAATTTGGATAGATTACGTGAGCTGGAAGAGGCGCAGTTCAAGACGATGGAGGAGGTGTTGGGGGCGGGCACGGACGAGATGAAGGAGTTGAGGGCGAGTTCGATCGTAGACGCGATGGAAGCGGATCTGAGGTTGGAGGGCGAGAAACGAGGGTTGACGACAAACATTCCCAAAAAGTTCAAACGCGGCGAAGAAGAGGTGGATTTTGTACGAAATCAACTGTCGTGGTTGGATCGCGGGTCTAGTTTCTGGACGCGTGAACAGTTGAGGGCGCAAGCGCGGGCGTGGCTGAAAGATCCAGAGATTGTGGCGAGGCCTGATATACAAGGACGCTTGAAGAAGCTGGTTGAGAATGTAATGCAGAGAGACCCGGGACTGGCGACGGAGATGCGGAGGTTCGCTGCGTCGTGGTTTATGGGCTTTAGTCCGGCGAGTGCGATGGCAAACGCTACGCAGATCATGACGAGAATTGCGAGTGAGTTTACGGCGCGGACGGGCAATCCGTTGAAGTCATGGGGCATGGTCATGGATTCGATCAAGACGTTGGCGCAGGAGACGACTAAGAAGCCGGCGATGGGCAGTGATGAAGAGTGGGTTAAGTCACAGATGCTCAAGGATGATACTGGCGCGATCTATTATGAGGAAGATCCAACGAATCGGGGTCTAGAGGATCTGCAGAATGTTATGGCGCGGAAGGGTGTGCAGACGTTGGGGCAAAAGCTGAGTCAACTGCACTCTGGGCAAATGGACAAAATTTTGTTCTTTTTCCGTATGGTGGAGAAGATGAACAACTTCGTAGCAACGAGGGCGTCGTTCAAGCTGTTCAGGGAGCAAGGTATGGATAGGCAACAGGCGTACGACGAGGCGAAGCTGCTGAATCAGTTTGTGAATGATTCTGGGGGTAAAGCGGCGAGGTCGATTGGTATGTTTGCTGGCCGCGATGACTTCAGCAAGAACGCGGCGTTGATGAGTTCGACGCTACAGACGTATTTTATTGGATCGACACGTCAGATGGCGACCTGGCTGAAGTATGGAAATGATTTTAATCCGAAGGTTACACCGAGCGAGAAGTATTATGGTAAGTTGGCTTTCGCGCAGTTGATGGCTACGCAGTTTGCGCTGGCTGGGACGATGGGACTGCCGTTCGTGTCGGGAGCGTTGGGCGTGATTAATCAGGTATTCCCAGAGCTTGAGGTGCACAAGAATATTAAGAAGTGGACCAATAAGCTGTTTACTGGCGACGAGGAGAGCGGGAATGTGCTGTCGGATACCGCGGCGATCGGGATACCGAGCATGTTTGGGTGGGACTCACAGAGCCGGCTGAGTATGGGGAATATACCTGGTGCAAACGAGTATAATGGTTTTGACGCAGGAGGGATTATTGGACCTTTGCCGAGTGTTGCAGTTAATGCGGTGAAGGGCGTTAGGAAAATGATGCAGGGCGACTATCTCGATGGCGCGACACAGATTTTGCCGCCGTTCCTTAAGAAGACGATAAAGATGGTTGCCGACGGTGGGAAGATACGCGATTACAACGATAAACCAATCATTACGCCAACGGGTGGAGAGATGGCGGGTATGGTGCTGGGATTCAATCCGAAAAGACTTAGGGACTTTAACGATAGTCAGCGTATCTCGTCTCAGGCGAAGAAGATGGAGGACGAACAGACGAAGCGCAAGAACGGTGAGTTGGCTGATAATATGGCGAATGGAAGATTTGATGTGGTGAATCAGTTTTTGCTGGAACAAAAGAAGAAAGATCCTGCGTTTGATTTGAGGAAGCGCGCGCAGACTATCGTAGATCAGACGACTGAAATAGTACTTCCTAGAGACTTGAGAAGGGGTGGCGCTGGTGAGGAGTATGCTAAGGCGTTGCGGATAATGCATTATAAACCATCTGCCGAGATGCCGACGGAGATGGAGCGGCAACAGTTGAAGATGCGGCTTTTGATGAACTTGGGCGTGAGGCCAGACCCGGCGAGTTCTAGGACGAGTGTAAATAAGGCCGTGCTGATGGACAGTCTGCGGGAACAGAACCCTGACGCGAGCCGCTATGAGTTGCAGCGGATGGCGGAGCGGTTGCAGCGGCGGATGCCTGGTGGCTAGGACACTACCTTTGCACCGGTGCGGGTAATGAATTCGTGCATTTTCATCTCGGTGGAAACGAGAATGTCGACTTCATCGCCAATTTTGGTTTGATAGCGTACGATGCGATGGCTGCTGACGAGGTGCTTTATACAGGCGTCGAAATCGAGCGGCGGGCGACAGTCATTCCAGAGGCGGTCTCGGAGCGTTGACTCTTGGACGGGATCGCGATGCTTTTCGATGATATCGAGGATCTTGACGGTTACGGCGGCGAGTTCGTTGCGACCAAGGCCGCCAAAGATTTTGAAGAGGTCTTTCTCCATGACGTCCAGATAGGCGAGCGCTAGGTCGATATGACGTTTTTCTATGACGAGGTCATGGCTCTCGGCAAGTGCGGTGAGCATACCCAGTTTGATGATTTGCGTGGGTTTGGACGTAGTCCACGAGCGGAGGTGCGTGGGCATCTCTTGGGTTTTTGGCATACTGATTATGTACCAGCGTTCGTAGGTGGCCTTTGCGTCATTAGTCCAGCGGAACTCGCCCTTGCAGTTGGCGAGCGCCGTGCATTGTTTAATTACGGATTTCTTGACCTCGGCGGTTGCATCGCTGACTACGGGGATCGGGCAGGGGTTGGCAAAATCGCGAACGCCGTACTGGAAGATTGTGCGCCGGGCGAAGCCAGACGATATAACGCGGGCGTTTTGTAGATCAGATGAAACTTCAGTGGTCAGGGCTCCGATCAGGCCGACGTAGGGGCCGATCAAGTTATCTGCACCTTGTGTTTTGGTACGGTATGTATAATTGTCTTGGTCGTAGACATCGTTGAGGAACGCTATCCAGTTTTCAGGGGCCTTATTGATGAAGTTGACGAATTCGTTGGCGATGATAGTTATGGGATATACGGGAGCGACCATGCCGTCGGGCCACAAGGTATCGAAAGCGACCGGCGAAGGTATTGGTGGGTCTTTGTCTGGTTGGCCGTTCATGTGACGTAGTAGGCCCTCCGGCGTTTCGACGGAGTTGGAGATGGCTTTGTACTCTACGCCATTGAGAATGCTACGGACGCGGTCGATGGCAATACTTTTGCCGTTGCCTGCATCGCCGACATACATTATGTAGAGGTTGGGGAAGATGGTGAGGTTTCCCATGCGAAACCACACACGGCGGGAGATACATGAGCTTATGACAGAGTACGCGCCCCAAACGTGAAACATCTCGGGCACTTCGGTACAGTCTGAGGCGTATTCGAGGTAGTCGCGGAGGATCACATCTGCTCCTTGGCAAGGTTTATGAAGAGAGCAACAGCGAAAAAGCGGTCGGGGCTGTGTTGCGCGTCACGTTCAAGTTGTTTGCGGATCTGCGATATTTTTAGTTGGCGGAGGGTTTGAACGATGTCGTCGATGTCTTGGTCTTTGTTGTTCATTCTAGTATAGCGAGGGAAACCGGATTAAACGGTATTTTGTTTTCGGTTAAGCAAAGATACTTGACTTTCAGTAATTTACCAATGGGCGGGTGTTCTAGGTAATGTGTCGCTTCATTGTCGGAAAGTCCTGTCCCTACCTTGAAGTGGGTGCCGCTGGGCGTTTGACAGACGAAGGCGCCGACCATGCCGGTGCGTTTGCCTATACCTTCCTCGATGTCGACGATACGGAATTCAGCGTCCTGGTAGTCTTTGCGTTTTAACAAATGCCACGTTCGATTATTCTTGTCAGATATGCCGCGGCCCGCAGAAGGTGTAGTATATGGGCAGTCTCCCAGTCGGTACATGAGGCCCTCATAACCCATTTCCACCCACTTAGCGTAGAAGTAATTAACGCTGTCGGTGTCCGCTACACGGTGAGTTTCTACAACTTTTACTTTGTGGAGGTGCTGTGTATCAGTGAGGATACTGGCGGGGGCGGTGAAGCGGTTGATGAAGTTACGGCGGTAATCGACGACGTCAAAGACGTGAAATTCAACTAGGTGTGTGTCGTCGCGGAGATCGTGGCGGTTGGTGGCAATGGCGCCGTTGATGCGTTGGAGTGGCCATCCGTGGACGTACAGCTCGCCATCGAGGATGACGGAGTCGCTGAAGATCTCACGTAGGGGCTTAGAGATGTGCGATAGGATGTCCTTACTCCAGGGGATTTCATCGCGAGACTGGAAGTAGCCCGCCTGGTATAGGGCACGGACTCCGTTGAGTTTGGGCTGGACATGACAGGGGAACGTTATACGCTTGGGCACATATAGGTGCGCGAGCATGGGCTTCATAGATTTGTGATTAGTCTTATCGAACCTTCGTCATATGTTCCTATGCCTGTAAGATCAAAACTTAAGTCCTTGGTTTCATACCAGTAACTTTGATTTGGATCAGGTTGTTCTGGAAGGCGAAGCTGTTTTGCGATTTCGATTAGGGCGGTAGCGATTTGCTCCCTGGATATTGGTTTGTTTATGTCACCGCTACGGAACTTATAAACGAAAGTTTGTTTCATAGTGGGAGGTGGGTGAGTAGCCAGTACGTCATGATGCCGATGAGGAATCCACAGATGAATTCTTGGTTTTGCTTCACATGAATGTTACTCCGGCGCGTTCGAGGGCGCGTTCGACGGCTTGCTGGGGTGTGGCGCCTGAGGCTGTGTGACTGTTGGGGCCGTTCATTAGGATGCGCTTGACGATGGTGGCTTCGTAATAGTGGCCGACGACTAATCCGTCATGTGTGGATTCATGCCGATCAACTTTGACTAACTCAAACGGATCATTACGTCCCTCCCGAAGAAGGCGATAAGCGTAACGACTACTTACATTTTGTGGTATTGTTGTCATGGATTTGGTTTTGGAAGGCGTGAGGCAAACTCGATGTCGCTGCGTTGGCTGTCTGATAGGATAGCTTTTTCTAACTCAGACATGACGTGGAGGGTTTCGTTGGCTTCGAGGACTAGTGGCATCCGGCAGTAAGCACAGAATATGATGTCGCCTGGAGCCGGTGGATTGTCGTTGTAGCCGATTGCTACGTGAATATCTAGAGCTTTGTTGCAGTTTGGACATATCATAGTTTTGTAGGGTATGGAATTTTAAATTTGATGCGCCAGTAAATTTCGTTTACCCAATTGTAGATTTGCCATTTGGTGAGCGGTACCATAAGTTCGTGGTAGTGGTATAGTCCATCGAATGTTTGTTCTACTTTCACAGCTTGTATGGAAGCTCGCCCCAACTGGGGCCGTAGGCGCCGTCGAATGGGATGAGGACTTCTTGGTTTGCGATGGTGAGGGTGTTGTTGAAGTAGGAGCGTATTTTGGCACGAGCCCACTCTGTGTGGTCAATTGGGAACTGGCCACACAGAGCGTCGTGAACTTGGTGCAGCGGCTCGATGATTAGACTGCCGTCGCTGCGGCGGTTTTTGGGGTCGTTCCATAGGTTAAGCATCGCCATATTCGTGGCCCACGTAGTGTTTGATTGGGGTTCGTGGGCGAGAAATTCCTTTACAGTATCGTGCATATTCGCCCCGAAACGCCGGCCAAAGAATAGGCGAGTCTGGCCGGAGGCGGAGGAGAGTTGGCCATCGGCTACTAGTTTGGATTCGGCCCATTTGTGCCAGACTAGGATTCCGGGGTAGCGTGTGAAGAACAGCTGTTGTAGTTGGCGAGCTACTGATTGTTCCATA